CCTGCCGCAAAAGCACCACTTAAGACGACGGTGCCAAAGCTGCCGACACCTCCTTCGGGCCCTATCATGTTGTCCTCCCTAGACCTCCCCGATGACACCGAAGATACCCTAGCACAGGTATTGCCGGCTGAGGAGGGCGCGCAGCTCTATCACTACGCTCTGCCCCTTATTGACCCGTATCCAGAACCCCAGGACGGTGTCTACCGGATCTCGAACTCCGAACTCCAGACGTATAAGCGGTGTAAGCGTAAGTGGTGGCTCGGGTGGTACCGCGAACTCACGCTAAAGACCGAATCTTATACTGGAGTGCGCTCCACTGGCACACGTATTCACCGTGCGTTGGCTGCATGGTACGTTCCCGATGGGCAGCAGCGAGTCGATCCACGTGACGCGCTCGAACGTGTCATCGTCGAAGACTGGACGTCCATCAGAAACCTCGCCGCAGAGCGCGATGCCACCGATGAACGTCTTGCTGAGTTTGCCACCGAATTTTCGGCGAGCTGCAATCTCGAGCGTGCAATGGTGGAAGGATATGTCCAGTGGCTTGAAGAGACTGGTGCCGACTCAGATCTTCGCATCATCGCATCAGAAACTCCACTCGTTGCGGACATCACCGTCCCAATGCGTGACGCAAGTGATGAACGTGAGGTGCAACTGATCGGTCTTCTTGACACTCGCGCGTACCGTGTCACCGACGGAATTAGGGTCTTCATTGACCATAAGACTGTAGGATCTCTAACCGCCCCCATTCTCACGCTCCCGCAAAATGAGCAGATGCTCCACTATCACATCTTGGAAATGCTGGCATCAAAGGAAGGTGAAGAGCATTGTGATGGTGCTCTTTACAACATGCTTCGTCGCGTAAAGCGAAGTGCTAAGGCTAAGCCACCATTCTACGATCGCATCGAGGTGAGGCATAATCCGTACGAACTCGAGTCTTACCGTCGTCGCTTGATCGCAACAGCACGTGAGGTACTTGAGACAGTCGACGCACTGGACCGCGGGCAACACCATCTCGATATTGTGTACCCGACGCCCAATGGCGATTGTTCTTGGTCGTGTGATTTCTCGGCCATCTGCAATATGTTCGATGATGGATCTAGTGGAGCAAATGACATGCTCGACGCGCTCTACAAGCAGAACAACCCGCGTGATCGTTACGACAAGAAGGGCCGGGACACCCAGTGATTGAATCACATCGATCTATCATGTACCCGCGTGGCTCAACAAAGCCATGTGTCCTATCGACTGGTGACACCATTGAGCTGTATGAGCCGCCCAGTTCAGGCAATGCCACATTGCGTGATGGCACATGCCCGGGCTGCAAGAAGAGCATTGGCGGTGTCATCGCGCGATGCGCGACAATTCGTACGTACAGTCGTGATGGTGCGCTGTACTGGTCAACTATGACATCACGCCAGTATGGTCATCGTAACTGCATGATCATCGTATTCGATGCCATCGTTCGCGCAGATAGTGCGCCACGTGTCGGTAACGTGCCAATTACAATTCCCTCTGTCACTGTGCCCGACAACATCGACGAACTCCTTTGGACTTACGGCACGCAGCGTGAGTGGATTCTCGCGCAGCAGCGTAATGAATCACCCAAGCAGTTGGTCAGTGAGTACGATCGATTTGCTCCTCGTTCTCGTCGACACAAGTGGCGCGTGGTTGGTGGCGAATGACTGATCCTAGTACTCCGGTGGCGCCAGTTGCCATCGATCCTCCCATGATGTACAGCACCGACCAGCGTATGTCGTTGCTGATTCACGGCCCCTCGAAGATGGGTAAATCAACACTGTCTTCCACAGCGCCTAAGCCTGTGCTCGTTCTTGACGCCGAGGGCAGCTGGCGTTTCATTCCGGTGAAGAAGGTTTTCTGGGATCCCACCACCGGTGGTCCGCCAATTTACGATGGCACATGGGAAGCATGCATCGTCAACGTGCGTGACTGGGGCACGGTGCAGCTTGTGTACAACTGGCTCACCCAGTACATCACGCCTTTCGTCTCGGTGGTGATCGACTCCATCACCGAAATTCAGCGCCGTTGTAAGACCCAGCTGGTTGGCAGCGAGCAGATGAAAATGCAGGACTGGGGTGCACTGCTTATGCAGATGGACACAGTCATTCGTGGCTTCCGTGATCTCGCCCTTGTACCTGCTTTGAACACACGGTGCGTGATGTTCATCGCTGAGACGAGGCAGGCAAACGGTTCAGGTAAATGGGAACCGTACATGCAGGGTCAGATTTCCGTGTCTCTCCCATATTGGGTTGATATCGCGGGCTATTTGTACCCAGACTGGGAACTCGACACGAATGGGCAGCCCACTAAAGAGGTTCGCCGCCTCTGGATCGGTCCTCATCCACAATACTCGTGCGGTGAGCGGGTCCAGGGGAGACTGGGCAACTTTCAGACCATCGTCAAAACCGATGGACACTGGGTTGGAAATGACATCACGAACTGGATGAACATCGTATTCGACGTGCAGCCAGCGGTTGGTACAGTGGCACCCGTCGCAACTAAGGAGCTCATCGTATGACCACGATTGACTTCAGCAAGGCTCTTGCTGATGCGAAGACAGTCAGCTTCGAACCTCTTCCCAACGGTGACTACGACATCGAGGTCACTGCCTGTGATGCGGTGACGTCGGGCAACGGCAAGCCGATGCTCAAGGCGAAGATGAAGGTCATCTCCGGCCCGCACATGAACCGGCCGATCATCAACAACTTCGTGCTCTCACTGGACAACGCGGTCGCTGTCTCGATCTTCTTCCGCCAGATGAAGTGCTTCGGTCTCACCGATGAGTTCTTCGCTGCACTTGGTCCGGCCGGAAGTCTCGAGCCTGTCGCTGGTGCTCTCGCCGGTCGTCGTGCTCGTCTCACCCTGGGTCAAAAGGAGTGGGGCGGTGAAATGCGCAATGAGGTCAAGGGCGTGAAGCCCTACACCGGTGCACCCGTTGCGGGGATGCCGAGTGCTGGTCCCGTCATCGCACCTCCCGTCTCGTCTGGTCCGGTCGCGCCCCCGGCTCCGGTTGCTCCTCCTGCGCCTGTCGCGCCGCCGGCTCCGGTTCAGCCGCCCGCTCCGGTGGCTCAGCCTGCCCCGGTGGCACCTCCGGCCGCTGTGCCGGTAGTTACCCCAGTCGAGTCGGCACCGCCTGCTGAGGAGGTCTCCGCACCCGCGGATAGCTCGCCGCCTCCGCCGGAGATGCCCATCTAGTACGATCTGCGTAGGGGTTTCCACACCGATAATGCCTCGTGCATCGCATAGCAAGAGTGCGCTCTACTTGGTGGAACGTAAGCTGACGTGAGTAGCCACAAGACGTCAGGCCCCGCTGCGCGTTGAGGAATTAACAGATCATTCGGAAAGGACGAATTGTATGCCTACGTTTCGTAAGCGCGTTGGGTACGGAAAGCTAGGACGAGTCATCGAAATTGACCCGAAAAAGTGGGGTGAATCCGGAGGGGACAACGAGCCTCCATACCTTCTCGAACAGCTTGCTACGCGCAATCCTGACGTCGAATTCGTTGTCGTCGGAAAGAACTCCGGCTGGGCACCCCACCTTCCCAACATCACGAATCCGTGGCAAGAATGGCGCGCTGAAGCACGCTCGCACGCAAAGGCATCGCTGCAAGATCGCATCGATCGACTGGATCGTGTCACAGGCCCGACATTTGATTCACTCGATGGCATGGTGTTCTGGCTCGGACAACACGGCACAAGCAACTCACCAATTCCTAGGGTGGACAATCGCAACGTCGTCACGAGTCCACAAATCTCATTCGTTGAGTACGTGTCGTTCATCGCTCGTGGCATCAACCGGTGGCGTGATGTTGATCCTCTGAAGCGTGAGGAAGTATGGCTTCTTCCTGATGCTCGCAACTACTTGAAGTCTCGTGATCTCGCGTGGCCTCGGCGTCATCCAGTGTTGTGTCAGTTTGACTGGACTCGTGACGAGTGGAACGAGCGATATGGTGACACGCGTACCCCACAAGAATACGGTTTCAATTCGCTGCACGCCCGAGCCGAAGGTATGGGAGAGCGGTGGCGAACGACTGATACTTACGTGGGATCCGGACTCGAACTCGTCGGGATTCCTCGAGGATTTGGTGAGGAATCCCCCGCCGGGTGGGAAGATCGAGATCACGACTTCGGAATCCTCATCAACGAGGCTCGCAACTATGGAATGCGACCTGAGCTTACTCGACTCCATGCCATGGAGCACTACGTCCGACCGCTAGCACCAGCCTGGGTTCACGGTACTTGGTCGAAAGACTCGTTGACGAAGCTGGGCACCGAGATCAGCCCAATTCCATACAACCAAATCTTTAACCTGATGCAGACGACGAAGTGTACCTTCACCACTCCATCATCTGGATCAGGCTGGGCAACAGCAAAGCCATGGGAATCATTCGCCACGGGCATCATCTGTTTCTTTCACCCGCTCTATGACACGCAGGATCATATCCTGTTCCCCAATGGTGATCGTTACTCAGATGACATGTACAACCTGCACAAGTGGCTTCGTGTTAAGGATCCTGCTGATCTCGCACGGAAAGTTCAAGCAGTCAAGACATCACGTTCCACGTACGAGTGGCTGGCCAAGGTCCAGTACGAACACTTCAAGCGTGAACTCGAACGTCAGCGCTGTGTCACTACCATTGAGAGGCGACTCGATCTGTGAGCAACGGAATCATTCTCGCCGGCGGTAAGGCATCACGCCTAGGCCCGCTCTCAACACAAATCAGCAAAGCTCTCGTGTCGATCGGCCAGCGACCTCACGTCTTTCATCAGATCGAGTTGCTCCGCGCTGCTAATTGCGTGCGTATCATCGTTGTGGCAAACCCGGCCACGCATATCCAGGTCCAGACTGCACTCGAGCGTGCTGGGCATTACGACATCAAGGTCGTACCGCAAAACGTTTCACGTGGTCCGGTGGATGCAATCCTCGTAGGCCTGCACGCATTGGGCCCAGAGCGTCACAAGCACGACACGTACGTTCTGATGAGTGACACATTCATCGAGGAAAAGCTTGATCGACACTCGGGAACGTGGATCGGTGAAGCACTTACACCAGTTGGTAGTCGTTCATTTTGTGTGCGCGAAGATGATGGCACGTATGTCGATAAGCAGGTGCGTGTAGCGGATTCAGTTACCATTGGCGCATACCACTTTGTCGACACCATCGAGCTACTCAGTGAAGCCAGCACGGTAATGACACGCGCCAACTTGAACGACGAGCATGAAGTGGGCATGGGACCACTTCTCTCGTGCTTCCCTACTGCGAGAACCATTGCGTTTCCAACGTGGCTCGACATTGGCGATGTGCACGCTCTCGCAATTGCACGTCGAACCCGATTCATCGCGCGGTCTGAGCACACGCTTTCACT